TGAAGGTGATATTATTGTTATAGTTGAAGGTGAGAGCCGTGATTGGGAAAGTATAAGTTGTTGAAGAACCGCCTTCAGGCTGAAACTTAACAGTTAGGCTTGAAAGTCTATTCTTAATGAAGCTTGCAGTAGAGATTGTTCCTGCTACGTTCCACTGATCCCAAGGCTGATAAGAATGAGTTGCAGTGGTTACGTAAGCATTACTGTTAGCGTCTATTGTGGTTCCATTATTTAAAATACCACCAAACACAGATACTGCATTATTTCTAGGAGTACCAGTTAGTTCTATTAGGTTAGTGCCAAATCCAGACCAAGTAGTAGTAGCAACTGCGTCAATAGCAGCGTCTACTGCAGCCTGATTAACTGCTGTATTAGATACTTGATATATAACATTATCAAGCTTGAAATACATATTGTAAGTTGCAGATGTACCAAAATTAGGTGTATGAGCAGCAGTATTACCGCTAGCGTTTCTAGCCGCACTAGCAAACTTCCCACCTGCCTGCCATACGCTAGTAAGCTTATTGGTAGTATAGGTAGAAGTATTTGACATAAGAGCCTGCCATAGATACCAATCTGAGGTAGGCATTGAATTACCTGATGTGTGAACCAAAGTAGCGCCAATAGTATTTTCAATACCAGTTGGACGGATATATGTTTGGAAATTCCACTCTACAGGGTTCATTGCTGTTTTAAAACGCTTACTAGAGCGATCTGGTGTAGTACCGCTCTCTAAGCTGTTGATGTCCTGAGTAGCTGCAGCCTGTGACATTGCATAACCTGCAAGGATTTCAACCTTCCAAGTATTTGCCGGTGTCATTGCTGATACTGCGTCTCCATCGTTAAGACTTACAGTAGAAAGGAACACTTCACTATTTCTTTGAAGGTTCAATGTTTGTGCCATAATTAACTCCTTAATATAACCCTATGAGTTAGGCGGTCCCTCTTATATTTTATAAGTATAACACCACTTACTATAGGGCGCAAATAATAAAAATTTCAAATGTTAGAATCTTGTATATATACTATTAACGCTCTAATCTCTACTACTCCATAAGGTTCCATTATACCTTCATCTGTAGATAGAGACTCTACTCTACACTCAGTTACGTTTAAGTCTTTAAAAGTAGAACGATATTTCATAGAATCAATAATATATTGAATATCCTGAGCTAGATCAGCTGCTTTTTCTATAGGGTTATCATCGCTATAGATATAACCTCTAACTTCTAAGATAAAACTAGAAAATACTTGAGCGTCTCCTACTCTGTTTCGGGTCTCTGCGCTGATGGGGTAGCAATACACACTAGGAAAATCATTTACAGCAGATAAGTATTCTTGTTTTGCAAAAACGTTTGTAAAAACATTAGCACAAAACGTATACGGACTACGAGGGCTGTTAGGTAGAGTCTCGGCAGTTCCATCTATTAACTTAAGAGCTGAAACTATCTCATTTATAATTTGTCTACGTTTACTGCTCATTAATCATCCACATCGTATTGAACATTTATCATTATCTCTCCTAGGCCATAAGGGTCTAGTAAACCAGAATCAGTATCTATAGATGCAATCTCTGCAAATATAATCTTGTGATCTTGATTATATTTAATACGCTCTACAACATGAGTAATATCGTCTACAAGATCCTCTAATTTATACAAACTATGTTCTTCATATGCATAAATTCTAATCATAATAGTCATAGAAGCTTCAGTATTAGTTTTAGAATTATATCTATAACTCTCTTCTCCGGCCTGAATATATACGCTTGGAAAATCATTTATCTGATCTATAAATTTTAAACCTTTATATACATTTTGAGAAAGATTAGTTTTAAAAGTGTAACCATATGGACTCGTAGAACCATCTATGGTTTTAAGCTGTGCTACAATATAGTTAACTATTTCTCTACGTCTACTTGTTGCCATTAGTCTAAACCTTGATTAGCTTTAATAAGATTAAAGCGTTTACCAAATAGAGCTCTAGTTACAGAGCTGAGAGAACTACCAATAAGATTTCTTGGATTTCTAGATGTAGCTTCATGAACCCAGTAGTTAGGATTGTAGTAATACTGCATTGTTGCTGATTTCATATCTGCCATTACTTGTAAACTATTTACAAATCTACCTGTGCGATATGTTAAAACTCTAGAAGCCTTAGGAGGCCCTCCCACAGGACCGATAGGCATACGACGAAGCATCTCTCTTTTAGTTAGAGCAGTTATAGTGTCGTCGGTGATGAAATCACCCATAGACGGTTTTACCCTAGTAGCAGCTCTAGTTTCAGATAAGATAGATCTTATAGAGCCAATTCTACTTTGAAATGCTGATCCTGTAGATTTTCTCTTAACTGTATAAGACGGAATTTTAATCTTACCTATTGGTAAAGAACCGCTAGTATCTGCTTTTACTTCTGCTACTGCTTCTCCGCTTAGTTCTTTTAAGTTTTGAGCATTGTTTAGATAGCCTTCTAAATCTGTATCTTTTATAATTTCCACTAGATTTTTGTTAAAAGTATTGGATAAAACAGGGTTAAGAGCTTCTTTTATTCTATCGACTACCGCAGTTTCGTACCTATCTGTATAAGCAAATTTTATACTAGTAGGTGTTAAAGTTATTGACGTATTTTCATATTTGAATGTATCTTTTAAAAAAGCTGTAAATATCTGTTTATTATCGCCAGTACCTGTTACATACTGCATAAATAATAATTTACCTTTAGCTTGAATTTGTTTTGCTGCCGGAGTTTCAGCTAAATTTTTTAATTGTTTATTTAGGTTATCGTTTTTTCTTAATCCTGTTTCTAATCCTGTAATAGCCTTGTGAAATGGTGTTAATAGGTCATTTTGTTTAAAAAAGTTATATATATTTTCTCCTAGTTGCTTTTCAGACTCTTTTCTATCTGATGCTCGATATTGTTTATCAGTTAATCTAGTTATACCGGTAATATTATCAATAATAGCTTTAGATAAAGAAATAACCATAGAATTAGGATCGAACTGAGCTGCATCATAACCAGTTAACAACGTTCTGGAAGATAAAGAGCGAGGGGTTGTTCTTTCTTTTGTTAAACTAAACTTATATAGTTCCCCACTAAGTAAAGAAGGGCGGTCAGCATAAGCAGCAACAACCTCAAGGACATTTTTTCGAAAACCTTGCAAAGATGTTTCTATTAAAGGTATAGTGTTACGTTTTTCATCTACAAAACTTATTGCATCTTCTGCAATCTTTATACCTTTTTCCCTTAAGGATGCGCTTACGTTAAAATCTTGTCCATAAGCATAACCATATTGGCTACCTTTTACCTCAACGCCAGTAGCTCCAGCACCTAAAGATTGATATTGATTTTCAAACTCTGATAAACTAGATCTAAGTTTTTGTATTATAGATGCTGCTTTTTTATCGTCAGGAGCGTAGTTACCGCTGCTAATTTTTTCATAGTTATAGTTAACTCCTAATAACTGATCTATGTGACTACTAGTTAGAGGCAGGTCAGGTCTTGTATCAGACCCACTTGTTCTTGGTTGTATTTTAAATATCTTTCCTAGTTGTAATTCATTGTTTTTAAAATAGTCTTCTTTACTTGCGCTTTCTAATGAGCTGACTGTTTGCTCTATGACAAATTGAATGTCTACTAACGGGGTAAGGCCTGTAGCAGAGGATGTAATTGATTTTGATGTAGATGTTTCCTCTACTATTTTTTTTTGTGGTACTTTTTTAGTTCGCAGAACTGGTCTAACCATTACATCACAATCCTGTAAAGATCTAATACTCGACGAATATGCGGAGCAAACCCGCCAGTAAATTCAAAGGATGAAATACTTTCTCCTTGTAGAGAAACCGCTCTATTTTCTAACCCTTTATGTAGTTCTTTAATATAGTCTAAGGTAACTAGTTTAACATCAGAAGGTATAGTATCATATCCACCGTTATAAGTAATTTTTACACCATGTGTATAGTTATAAAACTGTTTAACACCTAAGATACTGAGAGTCTCTCTACCTGTATCTTGTCCAACGTGTTTAGTTATTTCTCCAGTAGCTCCATACCATGTATACTGTTCTCTATTTAAAGATGAATCATAGGTAGTAATAGCATCTTTAGAACCGTTAAAATGCATTAATAACGTAGTGTTTGTATCTGTTGAATATGTGTAGGTTTGTGGCACAAAGTTAGCATTGGCTCTGTAGCTATTTAGAGACATTCTTATCTCATCTAACTGACCTGAGAAATACTGTTTATCTGTTAAATTTTGTCTTCCTATCTCTACGGGTGCGGATAGGTTAGGGAATACATTAGATACTGTTACTACAGGACTTACTAAAGATCCGCCTTTAAATATTCTGCAACCGTTATTCTCATCTCTAGAAAACATAACATGGACATATTGATTAGCAGTATAGCCAGTAGTAGAACCATTAGCTACATAGGCAATTTGAGTTCCGCCTTGCTTAGCTTCAAAAACTAGTCCTTGTGTGTTGCTAAAACCAAACTTCCAATAGTTATTACTGTCTTCTACTTGTGAGAAAAGGGTCTGAGAGCTGACTAAAGTATTAAATCTAAACCAGCCTTCAACCGCAAAAGGTAAGCTATCAAACCAGAAATCATCGTCGTCTGTTAAAGATAAATATCCTCCAGAACCGTTTAACTGACCGGATGAAATTCCATATTTTACAAATCTAGTTTGAAGACTAAACCCTGTATTAGAAGTAACTGTTTTATTTACTCTAGAAGCGTCAACTATCGAACTGTCTATTGTAGGACCGTCTAAAACTTGATACTGTCTGCCATCATATTCTAAAACCTGATGAACATTATTTACGGGTATGTTTTTAACAAATAAGCTAGAGGTTCCGCCGTCAAATATCTCAGTATATGAATTAGAAGAGAAAACTCGCCCACAATAACTCTCTATCACAGAGCAGCCATAGGTAATTAGATTTGCTAATCTACCATCATGCTCTGTGCTGTTAATCTTAAGATAGTTTTTAACTTCTGCTAGAGTTACATAGTTTGCCATATTTTCCTCTAAAAAAAAGAGGTAGCCATTATTTCTAACAGCTACCTCTCACTTGATTATCAGTAGACTAATCTTATGAAATTAGTGCTGATACTGTTTCAACCGTATTACCAGTATTTGATCCGCCGCTTCTGCTTGCAATTACTTGAACTGCCTTTAGAGTGGCGTTTGCTCCAGTGAAATATGCATTTGAAGAGGCATTTAGAACACTGAAACGAACGTTTGCAGATACTACTGCATTAGAACGGATTGCTCTGTCTATTGCACTAGCGTCGCAACGATCAACTACTAGAGCTACTAGAGCTTGGTTATCAATACCAAGGTCTCCATTTGTGAAGGTTACGTTTTCAAACCTTACAGTTCCTGTAGCACCGTTGGTAATAAATACGCTACGGCCTGTGCTAGCAGCTACACCGCTATTTCCGCTTAGTGTTACATTACGGAAAATATTAGTGTTTGCAGATGCGCCACCTATAACTAGGTTTGCTAGTACTACGTCTGCTGGGTTGCCGATGCCTTCGAAAGTTAAACTATCTAGATTGATAGTTCCCATTTCGTAAACACCAGGCATAAATCTAATTGTTGATCCGAAGTTAAGAGCGTGTGATGGAATTTCATCAAAAGTCTTAAACTGAGCATTGTAGCTTAGATCGGCATCAACGATATGTAGGAATTTTTGTCCGGCTCCTGCCATTTTGTTTCTCCTTATGGGTAGTAGGTAGTATCTCTACTACCTACTCCCGTGCCTAAACTACTATTATGCTCCAGAACGGATTACTGATGCCATTGAATACTTGGTTGCATCAAGGGCAGCACTTGAGTTAGTTGTTAGTGCCTTCATGTCTAGGCGTGTGCTCATGTAGATTGCAGTTAGCTGACGACGTGGATCGTATTCGCTCTCAATCTCCATTGCACGGCGCTCAGCTACTAGGAACCCTGGCTTGTATACTAGTAGACCGATGTGACGGTCTGCACCGCCTACAACGTCTAGGAACTCAGTGATCATAACTGGAATTCCGTATACAGCTCCAAGAGCACCTGTTAGATAGGTTGCGTTTGGACCGAACTTATCAACTGTGCGGAAGTCTGAATTTGATACTAGCTCGTTATATCCTTCAATAGTTGTTAGATATACTAGGTGATCTCCTAGCTGTAGACCGTATTTACCTAATACGGCACGTGCGCTAGCAATGTTAGCTGGGGTAGCCTTGGTTGCGTTACCGCCGGTCTGAACACGGAGACCAGAGATATCATTGGCTAGGGTTGCAATTCCCTTGAATACTGCAGCATAACCAGTTCCTGCTGTGATAGCATTAGTTGGCG